TGGCTCATCGGCAAGTTCGGCAAGGACGAAGCTGACAAAGCGCTGCCCTCCTGGTCGGTCGACAGCCTGCAGGCGTCCGCCGCCGTCGAGGTCGAGAAGGAGCGCCCGGCCAGTTTTGCATTCGCGTCCTGGAGCGCTGAGCGCAAGCCTGACGCATCGGTGGTGCAGCGCACCTGGAATCTCGCCTCAAGCGATGAGCTGCGCACTTCCATTCTCAACTTCTGCAAGGCGCACGAGCTCGTTGCCTCGCTGCCCGACGCGGCCCGTGAATGGGCTTTCGATCACTCCATCAAGCTTTCGGAGCAGGACATGACCAAAGAGGAACTCGCCGCGCAGAAGGCTGCGCTCGACCAGCAGAAGACCGACCAGGACGCGCGCGCCGCGACGCTCGTGAAGCAAGAGCGCGACGCGCGCCGTGTTGCGACGCTCGCGTTCGTCGAGCAGCTCGTCGGCCAGGGCCGCGTGCATCCGCGCGAGAAGAACTACCTCGTCGAGCTGATGGCCGGACTCGATGCGTCCGCGACGCTCGAGTTCGCCGAGGCCGATGGCGGCACGCCGGCGAAGATCAACCAGCTCGACCGCTTCAAGAAGTTCATCGGCGAGCTGCCCAAGGTGGTGAACCTGGGCGAGCACAAGACCGGCAATCCGCTGCCCGACGCCGAGGATCCGCAGGCGATCAACCTCGCCGCGCAGGCCTACATGACCGAGCAGGGCAAGGTCGGCCGCGTCCTCAACATCGCGCAGGCGATCACCGAGCTCAAGACGCGCGCGGCCTGATCGTCTCGCTCACTTCCACGCCAGGACAACGACTCCAACTCCAGGACCCGACATGAACTCGATCATCCGCAACACGACCGCCGAAGCCGCGACGCTTGCCTATCGCATCGCCAAGTTCGGCGCTGCCGACGGCGGCTCGCTGCAGGCCGACTCTTCCGTCGCCAAGCTGCTCGGCGTCTACGACGAGCTCGCGCATGACTCCGGCGAGCGCGCCGACGTCATCCGCGCCGGTCGCGGGCTGGTGCAGTACGGCGGCGCTGTCACGCGCGGCGACTGGCTGACCTCCGATGCCAACGGCAAAGCCGTTGCCGTCGGCAGTTATGGCAGCGTGCGCAAGGTCGTCGCCGGCGGATCCGCCGGCAACATCACCGTCAGCGGCGTCAAGACCACCGACGAGCTCGTCGCGGTCATCCGCTTCGACGTCGCCGTCGACACCGGCTCGAGCGCCACCGGCAACAAGGTGCAGGGCGTGAGCGACGTCACCGCCGAGTTCAGCATCTCGGCCGCGGACACCATCAACAACGCGGCCGGCACCGACACCAGCGGCGACACGCTGCTCGTGATCTACCGCCGCAAGGTGCAGGTGATCGGCCGCGCGGATGTCTCCGGCGTCGACCTCGACGTTGTCGAGCTGATCGTCGCACCCGCCGAGCTCAGCTGATCCCCGAACCACCGAACCATCGCCTCCACTCGAGAGAACCTATGCGTGCCCTCAAGCCCTACCTGCCGTTCCTGACGATCCTCTCCGTCTGCGTCGCCATCGCGCTCGCGGTGTTCGACGTCATCCCGCACGAGCACATCGGCATGCTGCTGGTCACCGCGCCCTTCGCGGTGAACCCGGAGCTCACCGCCGTCGCGATCGGCTACAAGAACACCGAGGACACGCTCATCGCGGACATCATCCTCCCGCGCGTGCCGACGGCCGAGAAGTTCAAGTACACGGTCTATGACAAGGAGCAGGCGTACACGCTTCCGGACACCAAGGTCGGGCGCAAGTCGGAGCCCAACCAGGTCGAGTTCAAGGGCACCGAGGTCCCGGCGATCGTCGAGGATTACGGTCTAGACGACTTCGTGCCGAACCGCGACATGGAAGTGTTCGACGCGATGCCCAAGGGCGGCAACCTGATCGACCCGAAGATGTTGAGCACGATGATGCTCACCAACCTCATCCAGCTGCGGCGCGAGAAGAGCGCGGCGGACATCGTCTTCGCAGCCGGCACGTATCCCGCCGGCCAGAAGACGGTTGTCAGCGACACCGCCGCGGATCAGTGGAACGATTTCGTTAATTCGGATCCGCTGAAGCAACTGCTCGCCGCTCTGGACGCGATGTTCGTCCGAGCCAACACGCTGGTGCTCGGCAACGCGGTGTGGACGCAGCTGCGCCAGCACCCCAAGGTCGTGCAGGCGATCTTCAAGACCGCGCAGGGCGCCGGCTCGGTGTCGCGTCAGCAGTTGGCCGATCACCTCGAGATCAGCCAGGTCGTCGTCGGCGGTTCGCGCGTGAACACGGCCAAGAAGGGCCAGGCCGCAACGCTGGTTCGCACCTGGGGCAAGCACGCAGCGCTGCTCTACGTGAGCAAGATCGCGGCCGAGACGTTCCAGCCGACGTTCGGCTTCACCGCGCAGTTCGGCGACAAGATCGCGGGCGAGATCCCGGAGCCCAAGAAGGGCCTGACCGGCGGCGTCATCGTCCGCGTGGGCGAGCGCGTCAAGGAAGTGATCTCCGCTTCCGACGCCGGCTACTTCTTCCAAAACGCGATCGCGTAACCAGACTCTCCCGCCGCCCGACGGCAAGCAGATGTCCCCGCCTGGGGCAGCGACTCCAGGCGGGGCTATGACGAACAAGGACACCAGTGGGCTACGCCACCGCCGCCGATCTGATCACGCGATTCTCCCCCGAGGAGATCGCGCAGCGCGCCGCGCCGGAAGGCGTGCGCGTGAAGGCCGCGCTGCTGCAGCTCACGATCAGTGCCGGCGTGCGCACGGCGTACTCGTCCGACGAGATCGCCGCCGCTGACGCGGCGCTGGTGCGGCTCAACAAGGCCATCAGCGACGCGCAGGCCGACGTCGATGCACGCCTGGCGAAGCGCTTCAAGGTCGCGCTCGATCCCGTGCCGCGGATCCTGGTGCGCATCACCTGCGACCTGGCGCGCTACTACCTCTACGACGACGCGGTCGAGAAAGACACGCTGATCGATCGGCGCTACAAGGCCGCGCTCGACACGCTCGACCAGATCGCCGCCGGCGACGTGAAGATCGGCGAAGACCAGGAGCCCGCCGCGGCTCCGGCTGCGCAGAGCGACACCGCACAGACCACCGGCAGTCCGCGCGTATTCACGCGCGACAACCTGCGCGACTACTGAAACACCGAGGAGCTTTTCCAAATGGCGAACGACAAGAAACTGAAGGTCAAGATCACCGGCCTGGCCAATCACGACGGCAAGGATCTGCCGATCGGCGCCGTGATCGAAGTCGAGGAGGCCGTCGCGAACCATCTCGTCGCGCAGCGCGCCGCCGAGCTCGTCGACGCCAAGCCCGCGCCCGCCGCTTCCGACAAGAAGTAACGCGAGAGCCGATGACGCCCGATGTCCGCCGCCGCCCCGATCGATTTCCTGGAGCTCGAGCCGCTGCTCAAGGCGCGGCTCGCCCAGGTGAAGGTCGACGGCCGGGCGATCGACATCGAGTCGTACGAGGAAATGCCGAAGGACGCCGACGGCGAGTTCGAGCCGCGGCGCGTGCCATGCCTGGTCACGATCTACGAGGGCTATCGCACCCTCTCGTCGGAAGCCGGCAAGGCGCGTGTCCAGCAGATCTGGACTGTCTCGGTCGCGGTGGCGAACGTGCGCGGGCAAGGTCGCGAGGATGCGCGCAAAGACGCGGGGCCGATCATCGGCCAGGTACTCACCGCGCTGATGGGCTGGTTTCCGCAAGCGGCAGGGCTGCGCGGCTACACGCAGATGCAGCTCGCCGATCCGATTTATCCGCCCGTCTACAAGGCGAAGGTTTCGCTGTTTCCCCTGGCATTCACTACTGAGCGGCCGGTGCACGGCGCAGCTCTCAACAAGATTTCGTAAGGAGACTTAAATGGAATCCGGCACCGGCTTACTCTGCGCAGGCGACGTCCTCTTCAATCGCAAGGACGCGTCGGGCAACTATCTCGGCTTGATCGATCTGGGCAACACGCAGAAGTTCTCGATCAAGGAAACCTCCAAGCCGGTCGAGCGCACGCTGCGCGGCCGTGCCACCTTCGGCCAGCTCGGATCCTCGGTCTACATCAAGGAGCCGGCCGAGTGCTCGATCAGTGCCGACGACTTCAACGCGCAAGCGTTCTCAGTCGCGCTCCTCGGCACCAGCGCGGCGCTGTCGCAGAGCTCGGGCACCTACAACGCCGGCGCGCCGGATTCCAAGACCGCCAAGCTCGGCATCTGGGTGCCGCTCGCCAAGGGCCGCGTCACGAGCTTCGTGCTCAAGAACTCCGCCCAGGACACGACGTACGTGCTCGGCACGGACTATCTCCTGCGCGCCGAGCTCGGCATGTTCCTGGCGCTGACCGGCGGCGCGATCGCCGATGCGGCGACGGTGAAAGCCGAGTACGGGTACGGGACGGTCGCCGGCACGCGCATCAGCGGCAGCGCGCAGCCGACGGTGAAAGGTCAGCTGATCCTCGACGGCATCAACCTCGACGACCAGCAGCCGATCGTGGTGACCATCGACGAAGCCAACCTCGCGCCGAACAAGGAGGTCGACTTCAAGTCGCAGAACTTCGCCGGCATCGAGCTCACGGGCAAGTTGAAGACGCTGCCCAACAAGACGAGCCCGTACACCGTCGATCTGCGCGGCTTCTAGCGCACGAGCTCGAGCACCATCTGGGGAAACGGAAAGCCGGGGCGCGGCAAGGAAGCTCGCCTCGGCTTTTTTAGTGGGCATCGGAGGCACCTTCAAATGGCATTCAAACAGCATTCTTTCTGGAATAGCTTCGTCGGCGTGCGTGGCCTCGCGTGTGTCGGCGGCTTCATCTGCATCCTGGTCGCCGTTGCGCAAGCACTCGCGGCGCCGCCGTCGCTGCCGAACAGGGACGTGGCGAAGACGATCACGACGACGCCAACCGCTGTCGCCACTGCGCACAACCGCACCGTGCTCAACGTGCGCAACAACAGCAATCCGGCGTCGGGCATCACCATCGCCTGCCGGCTCGGCGACGTGCCCGCCGTGCACGGCGCGGGCTCGCACGACGTCTTCGCCGGCGCCGAATGGTCGGCGTGCGCCGACGGCTTCTGCTCGTCCGACGTGCTCAACTGCGTCGCCGAATCGAGCACTGTGCCAGCGACCGTCCTGGACTATTGAGCATGAGCACGTCTCATAAAATTATGAGATCGCTTCGCGTCGCCGCGTTCGCCGCCTCGCTCATCTCCGCGAGCTCGGCCGCGACGGCGATGTCCATGTCGGGTCCGCTCGTTGTCACCGTCACCGGCGACTGCGCCGGATCCGGCGCCGGATCAGCGGCAGCGACGGTCAATGTCACGTGCGGGCCTGGCTTCGGCAGCGTCGGCGGGCTCACGGCGGGGTCGATTCCGTACGCCGGCAGCGATGGGAAGCTGGCGCAGGACAACGCCAATTGGTTTTGGGATAGGACGAATAAGCGACTCGGAATCGGCACCAGCAGTCCGACTGATCCGTTCTCCGCCACGCACGCGCAAGGCTTGTTCATTCTCAACGCGCTCACCGGGGCCAACGACGCCGCCGAAGTCGTTCTGACCAACGACGCCGCCGAGTATCTCGGCTTGTGGCACTACAGCGGGGCGGGCGGATACACCGCTCTGGAGACCAACGCCGCTGGCGGTCTGATCGTCGGGGCCGAAGCTGGACCGCTGATCCTGTGGTCCAACTATGGCGCGGCGAGTGCTGCGGTAACGCCGAACACGAAGACCGGGACGATCAGCGCGCAGTCGCCCGTATTCTCGAACAACAGCATCTTCGCGGCCCCCGCTTCAGTCGGAAACTGGACATCGGTTACGACGGCTTTCAATGGAGATTTGTCTCGCACGAATCTGGTGATCGGTCACCAGATTTATGGCGCTGGAACGCTCGGACAACCAAGCGACGGCTCATATCGGTGGACCGAAGAGGCTTACCCGATCGTCGGCCATCTCTACAACGAATCGGGCCACCAGCAAAACGTGGACGGGACCGGCGGTCGCACTGGGCTTGCGTTCATACGCCTGCATTTGGACCACAACGGCTTGGGCGACGGTTACATCTACAACGGCACCGTGCGCGTCTCAGGCGTCAAGGCGGGTGCTACCACCTTTCAAGCAAACGGCGCCGGCGGAATCCTGAACGGCGAGTGCGTTGGTGGGCATGCGAGTGTTTATTGCGACCCCGACGAGATGAACATCGAGGACGGCGGCTTCGGCATCGCCGCGGCGGGCATCGTCCGCAACTTCTACCGCACGAGCTCGGCGACACCGATCGGCGATGAAACATGGTGGGGCGCTCGCTTCCAGTCTTTGCCAGTCGGTGTGGGTCCCGCGCTGCCAGTCGATGTGATGGTTTCCGGCATCGGCCCTTGGAAGTTCGGCGTCGACTTGGCTGGCATCGACACGAGCAGCAACAGTAATTCCGTCATCAGCACCAGGACCGGGCAGCGCTGGTACGGCAACGTCACCGCTGGCTTGACCGCGGGAGGGCTCTATCGTTTTCCAACCGCGATGGGCAGCGCTCATTTCGGTTATGAGTCTGGCGCGTGGACGCTTACCGGCGGCTTTTCGGTCGATAACGTCACGAACCTCGGTTCGCTCGTCGAGACGGCGATCGAGACCGACACCTCGAGCGCGACCTGGACGGTGACCAATCGCACCGTCGTCTGCAACAAGGCGACGGCAATGACCGAGACCGCGCCGAGCTCAGGCTGGGCACTCGGGCAAGCCGTGCGGATTTCGAACATCGGCGCCGGCGTGTGCACGGCCGACAGCGGCAGCGCGCACAAGATCGGCGTGCCTGGCGCGCAGACCAAGGCACTCAACCAGGGCGACACGCTCACGATGTGGTGCCAGGCCGTGAGCTCGGGCGCCTGCACGCAGTTCGTCATCGATTAGGAGGCGGACATGCGCAAGCTCTCGCTCTCGATTCTCCTGCTGCTCGCCACGCTCGGCGCGCACGCCAGCTATTTCCAGGGCGTCGAAACCGCCGGCAACGACATCGTCATTACTTCGGGCACGTGCCCGACCGGCTACACCGAAGACACCGCTCTGCGCGGTTTCTATGCCGCCGGCAATCCGAGCAACGGCACGATCGGTAACTCGCTTGGCTCCGCGATGTCCGGCTCGACGCCGCCCGATGCGAGCGTGACGCCGGCCGGCTCAGTCGCGGCGCCGACCTTCACGGGCAATTCGAACACCAGCTCCGCGGTGAGCGCCGGCACGCCGGCGGGCACCAACGCCGCGAGCACGATCACCGTCAGCGCCGGCAATAACGTGGTGAGCACCGCGCCCAACGCGCTCGCGGCCACGGCTGCGAACGCGACGGTCGTGGCGCCGATCTTCACCGGCAGCGCGCTCGGTACGCACACGCATACCGTCACGCCGACCGGCACCAATTCGGCGCCGGCATTCATAGGCACCGCGAACGCGACGATGCGCTCGACGGTGGCGCCGGTGAAGTACGTCATCTACTGCAAGAAATCCTGAAGGAGCTCTCGATGAAGACTCTGCTGCACTGCGTGACACTGTTCGCACTCCTGGCTGGCGGAAGCGCCTGCGCATCCGGCCCGCGCCACAAGCCGAGCATCAACGTTCAGGGCGACGGTAACGTCGTCGGCTCGCCGGCGCCGGCGGCCAACGATGCCGCGCCTGGCGTGCAGCGCATCGTCCGCGGTGGCCAGATGGATCCGCGCACGATGGCGTCGATCGCCGGCTGTCGCGACCAGGTGCTGTACGAGGTCCAGGGGGCGATCGATGCGCGTGGTGAGCGCGCCGTCGCCGCGGCGCAGATCGATCAGCTGCAGAAGCGCATCGCCGAGCTCGAGGCGCAGCTGCCGAAGAAGGACGCGAAGGATAAGAAGGAGCCGAGCGGATCCGCGCCGACGCCCGACGCACCGCCCGGCGCCGCGCCGGTCGATTCGAAAGAGCACGCGCAGTGACCGAGCTCGTCGTGCAAACCGGCGAAGTGTTCGGCCGCCGCGACTACCACGGCAAGAGCTGGCTGCAGCGCAACAGCTCGCACGTCGCGCTGCTGTGGCTGTGCCTGTTCCTCACGCTCGTCTATGTCGTGCTGCCGGTGCTGAGCTTGCCGATCCCCTCGATCCCCGATCGCGTGTGGGAGTTGCTGGGCGTGATCCTTGGCCTGCAAAAATATCTCAGCGGCCGCGCCGACGTCGAGCTCAACAAGTCGAGCGGCTCGTGACCATAACTAGAAAGGCCCTCATCCCCGGAGAGACCATCCAGCGCGCGAGCGGGTAGCCGCATGCGCGCAGATCCACGAGTGCAGGTCGCCCTCGCCGGCGACGCCATCAAAGCCAGGCGGGAGGATGCAGCGGACAGCCGCGCGCACAGACGCGGCGTTCGCATGCCTGGCATCGCACGTCAGCGAGACGCGCGGTGACCGATCTCAAAGCCCAAGTCGTTCTCACTGGCGACGCGTCCAGGCTCGACCCGGTACTCGAAGGCTCGGCCGCGAAGGTCGATGCTATCAAGGGCGCCGGCGACGGCGCCGCCGAAGGGCTGCAGCATGCAGAGAGCGCGGGCGAAGGGCTCGGCAAATCGATCGGTGAAGCCGCGAAGCGAGCCGCGGAGTTCGCCGGGATTGCGCTCGGCGCCGAAGGCGCGAAGCAGCTGCTCGAGCTGGCCGATTCGTACGGCCGCCTGCAGGCGCGCATCAAGCTCGCCGCCGGCGAGCAAGCCGACTACAAAGAAATCAGCCAGGCGATATTCGAGATCGCGAATCGTACGCGCCAGCCGCTCGAGGAAGTCGGCGAGCTCTACCTGCGCGTTGCCGAGAACACCAAGGACTTCAACTTAAGCCAGCAGCAGCAGCTGGCGGTCACCGAAACGCTGACCAACGCGGTGCGCCTGTCCGGTGGCACGGCGCAAGAGGCGCAGGCCAAAGTCGCACTGCTGGCGCGCGGCTTGGCCGACGGCTCCGTCAGCGGCCGCGCCTTCACCGGCGCCATCGAGAGGATCCCGGCACTGGCGAACGCGATCGCCGAGTCGCTCGGCGTCACGCGCGAGCAGCTCCTGCAGATGGCGCAGGACGGAACGCTCAGCAGCAACACCATCGTCAATGCCATCCTCAAGGCGCAGGACAAGATCAACGCCGAAGCGGCGCAGCTGCCGGAGACGATCGCCGAGTCGTTGACGAAATTGCGCAACGCCGTCCAGCAGTACGTCGGCGAAGCGAATCAAGGCAGCGGTGTCACCAAGGAAATCGCCGCGGCGATCGGCCTGCTCAGCCAGAACCTCGACACGCTGGCGAGCGTCGGCATCGCAGCGGCCGAGTTCGGGCTGCAGAAGCTGACGGTCGCTGCGATCAACCAGGTGCAAGCGTCGATCAACGTTGCGCGCCAGGCGGATGTCGAACGTCAGGCGCAGCTCGCACTTGCCGACGCGCAGCTCGCCGCCGCGCAGGCAGCTGAGCGTGAGGCGCAGGCGCTGCTCGATGGCGCGCGCGCCACCGAACTGAAAGCGGCGCGTGACGCCGCTGCAGCGCAGAGTGCTGTCGCCGCGGCGCAAGCTGCGGTTGCAGCAGCACGCGCCGAACAGGTGGCGGCGCAGCAGAGCCTGGCTGCGGCCGAACAGAACCTTCGCGCGACCGAGGCCGTGCGTGCTGCGAAGGTCGAGGCCTATGCGGCGGCCGCTGCAGCAGCGGCGAATCTCGAGCGTGCGGAGCTCTCGCTCGCCGTCGCCGAAACGGCGGTCGCGGAGAAGGCCGCTGTCGCGACGGCATCACTGCGCGCCACGGCTGAGGCCGAGGTTGCGCTCGAGGTCGCCGGCAAGCGCGCGGCTGCAGCACAGGAAGGCCTCGCCGCCACGACGAAGGGGAGCACGCTCGCATCTGAGCTATTGGCAGGCGGAATCTCAGGACTCGTTTCGCGGCTATTCGCCCTTAAAATCGAATACGACCTGGTCAAGGCCGGCGGGACAGCACTAAAAGATAATTTCGAATCCGTACGGATCACGGGCGATTACCTTGCCCAAGGGTTCGCGCGTACTGGGGCGGCGGCTGAGCTCCTGGCAAACCTGATTCGTCACCCGCTCGATCCGGATCGAGCCTGGCTGCAGTACGCCAAGGATCTGAAGGCGGTCGACGATAGCTTCGACGATGCGCGTGTAAGCGCTGACAAGTTCGGATCGGCGCAAGCCGCAGCAGCCGCCCGAGCCGGTGCCGAGATCGTCAAATACACGAGCACCTTCGATCCGCTGCTCGCGAAGTACGGTCTCGTCGACGCGCAGACGCAGAAGCTCGGTACGAGCGCAGAGGACGTCGCCAACAAGCTCAAGGGTCTGACCGAGACGCAGCTGACGAAACTCGGTGACGAAGCTCGCGTGAAGCTGAAAGCTGCCCAGGAACAGGTAGTCGAGTTCGAGCACGAGCTCGACGCTGCGGCGGAGATCTCGCCGGAATACTTCATCGAATTCGAGAAGGCGGTCCGTGGCGCCTTCTCGAGATCGCAGAAAGATGTAAAGGACTTCGGGGTCATCCTCGACCAGGTGCGTACGTCGCAGCTGGCGAAGCTTGGCGTCGACGCGGACCTGGTGCGGACCGGCATCACGAAGGCGATGACCGATTCGATCCAGGTCGTGAAGGACCTGGGTAGGCAAGCCGAGACGACCGGCGCGGAGATGACCGCGGCGTTCAACGCGGCAGTTGCGAAGGCGACTACGAAAGAGGATTTGATCGCGCTGGAAAAAGCGATCAACGCCATCAGGAAGCCGGGCTTCGACGCTGCACTCGCGGTGCATCGGATCCAGGACGAGCTCGACGCGCTGCCATTCGCGGCGCAGAAGGCGGACGCCGCGCTCGAAGCCGCTTTCTCCCGGCTGGGTGTGAAGAGCTCGGCGGCTCTACAGCAGGCTGCCGCACAGGCAAAGGCAGATTTCGAGACGATCACCGCGAGCGGTGAGAAAAGCGCGAGCGTGCTGCAGGATGCGTTCATCGCGATGGCAAACGCGCAATTGAAGGCGTCTGCCGCTTCCGGCGAGTTCGCGATCCAGGAGGAGGCCGGCATGCTCCGGGCGCAAGCATCGACGCAGGCGGAGATCGATGCGGTCAACAAGCTCGAGGCGTCGCTGCTCAAGGCAGCACGTGCCGGCACGCTCGCTGGCGCGGAGATCAGCACGGGTGCGCAGCACGGGCGCGACGCCGTCGACAAGCTGGGCGATTCGGTCGCGAGCACGCAGCAAAAACTCCGCGACGCTGGCGATGACACGGCGCCGTACAACGCGCTCTTCGGACCGGTCAATTCCTTGCGCGAGCAATTCAAGGCGTTCGGCGAGGCCGGCGTCGCCGCCTTCGATCGCGTCGAGGAGCGGGCATACGAGTACGGCGAGACGGTCGGTCAGTTCCTCGAGCGCCTCAACGCCGGCGTCGCGGGCCTGCGCAAGCAGATCGCGGAGCAAGGTGAAGCGGCCGATCGTTTGATTGCGTCGCTCAACGCGACCTCCGGCGCGAATGAGAAAGTCATCGCTTCGGCGAAGGATGCGCTGAGCCGCTTCAAGCTTCTCGACCAGCAGCATCTCGACGGCCTTAACCGC